TTTGCGATATTGTTGGAGATGGAACTGGAGGAGAAGCAACAATCGTAGTAGATAATCAATCGAAGGTTGATTCTATTACTATTTCAAATGTTTGAACAGGATAGACATATGCACGTGTAGATTTAACTACTGGAAATTTTCCAACTAATCCCACGACCACACCAACTTTTGATGTCATAATTCCACCAAAAGGTGGACATGGTGCTGATATCTATAGAGAACTTGGTTGTACAAAAGTCTTAATTTATTCTCAGATTAAAAATGATGCGACGAATCCAGACTTTATTGTTGGAAACAGAGTTTCAAGAATTGGAATTGTTGCAAATCCAGAAGAATTTAATTCAACTGAACCACTTCAAAAAAATCAGGCAAGTGCTTTATATGCATTAAAACTTACTGGAGTAAATGCACAAACTGACTACATTAATGCAGTATTTGATGCCAATGCAACTATTACTCAAACAGTTTCTGCAGGTAGTACCGCAGTTGGTAGGGTAGTTTCTTATAACAAGAATACTGGAGTTCTAAAGTACTGGCAAGATCGTATTGCTCATGGATTTGATTATGATCTAGATAACATCAATACTACTGGAGTATATGGAAATAATTTAGTTGAATTTACCTCAACACCAGGAACTGGTGGAACTTTAAACATCACTGGATCCAATCAAGACCTTAAGATTGACACTACATTTAGTGATGATAAATTCATCATAAATAACCTAAGTTACTATCTTGGACAGTCATTCACAAATGGTCTTTCTGCACCAGAAGTGAAGAAATACTCTGGAGATTTGGTTTATATTGATAATAGACCATCTATTACAAGATCTGAAAACCAAAGAGAAGATATCAAAATCGTATTGCAGTTCTAAAGAATTATGCCACAACTAACTAATCTCAACACATTTCCTTACTTCGACGATTTTGATGAGTCAAATAACTTTTATAAGGTGTTATTCAAACCTGGACAACCTGTTCAGGCTAGAGAGCTTACAACTCTACAAAGTATTCTCCAAAATCAAGTAGAGCAGTTTGGTAATCATATATTTAAAGAAGGATCTGTAGTAATTCCTGGATCTTTAGTTGTATCTGCATATCAGATTTCTTTAGAACTAGAAAGAACTTTTAATGGGATAGATATAACTCAATATTTAAGTTCTTTGGTAGGAAAAAATATTGTTGGTGGAGATAGTGGTGTAAAGGCAAAAGTTGAAGGATATCAAGATACACATATAATTGTTAGTTTACTTGAAAGTGGCACAGATAATGAACAGCAAGAATTTGAAGTAGATGAAGATATTTTTGTAGAAGAATCTATTCCTCTAACAGATACTTCCATTACAAGTTTTTCTGCTGGTGCTTCAGTAGCAACGGTAAAGCAATATGATGAAGGATGTGTTGCTAAACTTACGGAAGGTATCTTCTTCTTAAGAGGAAACTTTATCAAGGTTGGAGAACAGTTCTTAATCATCTCTACAGTAGAACCACAACCAACGTTCACTTTAGGATTTGAAATTAAAGAAGATTTTATCACTTCTTATGATGACGAATCATTATACGATAATTCACAAGGATTCGTTAACTTTGCTGCTCCTGGTGCTGATCGTTTAAAGATCACGGCAAACATGATTGCGGTGATCGATGGTGATGATTTCCCACAGAATTTTGTTGAACTGGCTAAGGTTGTAAATGGTACAATTGCATCGTCAAAACTTGAAAATTCTCAATATAATATTCTTGGAGATGAACTAGCAAGAAGAACCTATGATGAGAGTGGTGATTACTACATAAAACCATTTACATTAGAAGTTAAAAATTCCTTACAAGATTTTAAAGGAAGTGATGGCATATATGCAGAAAATGAAACAACACAATCTGGCGAAACACCTAGAGATGATCTAGCAGTATATCAACTTTCTGCTGGTAAGGCATATGTTCAGGGATATGAAGTAAATATTCCTTCTGGTGCTTCATTAGATATATTAAAACCAAGAACTACAAAAGAATTTAAGTCTCAGGCAGTAGAATATGCAACTGGATCTACATTAAGACTTAATAATGTATATGGTGCTCCAAAAATTGGACTATCAACAACATATACAGTATCTCTTAGAAGTGAAAGAGTTGGAGCAGCAGCAACAATTGCGGCAGGTAAGGAAATTGGTCTAGCTAGAGTTTATGATTATGCTCTCGAAACTGGATCTTATGATACTACTAATCCTCTCACCAATTCATGGGATTTGACACTGTTTGATGTTGTTTCATTCACAGATCTAAATCTAAACCAAAATCTAACATCACAACAAATACCAACATTCATTAAGGGTAAGTCAAGTGGTGCTGTTGGTTATCTTAGATATGAAGCAGCAAATACTGGCATTATTACCGCATATAACGTAACTGGCAACTTCATTAAAGGTGAGGAACTAATCTTTAATGGTGAAGATAGTGACAGAATTGTTTTATCTTCAACAAACTATGGTATTTCCAATATCAAGTCAGTTCATGGTGAAATTGGAATTACTACATTCTCGGGTGATGTAAGACAGACTTCGGTATTAGAACTAGGTGCGTGTACATTTAGTGGTGGTGGAGTCACTGTAGAGCAAGCAGACAGAGACTTTACGAAAGATTTTGTTGTAGGTGATATAATTTCATTTAGAAAGTCTGGTGATTCTCTCTCTACTCTTAATAGAGTAACCGTAGTAACTGCAAATAATTTAACTGTTGAAGCAACTCAAGCAGTGTCAGGTGTCCACAACGGAGCACTATTTGGCAATGGTGAAGTTAATGTTACTAAGGTAACTACGCAATTGGGTGACAATGGATCAGATACACTATACACTTCCCTACCTAAGGAAAATGTAGCAAGTGTCAATCTATCAAATTCTTCCATTACTATTAGAAAAAGTTTTAATGAACCAATTGTTGCTGATGCTACTGGTGGAAGATTGACAATTCTTCCTACAGATCTTGAAATTGGTGAGACATTCCTACCATTTGACGAAGAAAGATATATTGTTGTAAATGCTGATGGTCAAACAGAAGCATTGACTGAAGATAAGATCACGATCACGAGTGGAGGTAGAGAACTAATAATTAAGGGTCTGAGTGTTGTTGGTTCTGCAACTCTAGTTGCTACACTAAAGAAGACAGAAGTAAAATCGCAAAATAAAATTAAGAATAGAGTCAAAACTATTCTTGTTGATAAGTCATCTTTAGAAGGATCTGGTATTGGTGCAACAACCTTAAACGATGGTCTAACTTATGGTAACTATCCATATGGAACTAGAGTTCAGGACGACGTAATTTGTCTATTAGAACCAGATGTTACTAAAATTCATGCGATTTATGAATCATCTACAACTGGAGAACCACAATTACCAAGACTCACTTTGAGTGATATCAGTAGTTTTAATGGAAGTGTTGAAGATACTCTAAACGGTGAAGAAATTGTTGGTAGTGAAAGTAATTGTGTTGCTGTTTTAGTTAATAAAGTAACTTCATCAACTGCAGAAGTAGTTTATCTTAATGGTAAGAAGTTTAATATCGGTGAAGAAATCACATTCAAAGAATCTTCAATTACTGCATCTGTAGATTTAATTATTGATGGTGATAATGATATCACTGGAAAGTATATTTTTGATAATTCTACAAAATCAACAATCTATGATTATTCTAGGATTACTAGAAAATCAAATACAAAACCTCCAACAAGAAAAGTACTTGTTGCATATGAATATGCAAGTATTTCTAGTTCTGATACTGGAACTTTAGTAACTACAAATTCTTATGAAAACTTTGATTATTCAAGCATTTCAACTATTGATGGTCAAAGACAAAGTGATATTATTGATATTAGACCAAAAGTTAAATCTTACACAGTATCTCAAGGTGTCAGATCTCCATTTGAATTTTTAGGTAGAAGTTTTGATTCAATTCAAAATAATAACCTAAACGTCCTAGCATCGGATGAGACAATTCAACTTGATTATTCAATCTACTTAGGAAGAATTGATAGAATTTATCTAAACAAATCGAAGGCATTCCAAGTCGTTCAAGGAACACCAGAAGAAAGTCCAGAGGCACCAGTTCCTCTGGAGAATGCAATGGAGGTTGCAGTAGTAACATATCCTCCATATTTGACTAATATTAGTGATGCAAGAGTATCTCTCTTAGACCATAAGAGATATAGAATGCAAGATATTGCGTTGTTGGAAAAAAGAGTTGAAAATCTTGAGTATTATACTCAACTATCTCTTCTAGAAACAAACACAGCAAACTTAGAAATTAAAGACTCTGAGGGTACTAATAGATTTAAGTCTGGTTTCTATGTTGATAATTTCACTTCAACAATAAATCAAATAAAACTTGGTGCGAAGAATTCTATTGATCCAGAAAATAACGAATTAAGACCTTCTTCTTATACAACTGAACTTGATTTTATTTTAGGTTCAACTGAGTCTACGGGAGTTAATGGATCAGTTAATACTGCATCGGATTTGAGGTTTGCTGAAGATTTAATTGGTGATAATATTAGAAGATCTACTATTGATCCAAACGGAAGTGCTGGAACAGATGGTATGGGTGTTATAACCCTAGACTATGAAGAAATTGAAGCAGAATCCCAATTAACAGCAACAAGAGTTGTAAATGCTGCACCATACTTTGTTGATTTTTACACTGGTCAAGTAACACTCAATCCATCTTCTGATATTTGGATTGAACAAGCAAGAATTGAAACTCAAACTATTGAAGGATTACTTGGTGGAATTACCCAGACTAATATTACAGCAACTCCTGCAGATCTAGATCCTCAGGCAGGTTGGTCTCCAACATTGTGGGGTGGATGGAATAGAAATTGGACTGGTAGAACAACTACCAGAAGAACAGTAACTGGTTCAAGCAGTCAAACTATACGTGGTGGTACAGGAACTAGACCAGGAAGTGCTACTGTAAGTACTACTGCAACTGTACAAACCGTTACTAGAACAGGAACTGCAACTCAACAAGGTTTCTCTCAAAGAATACGAACAGTACCAGGAAATAATATTAGTCTTGGTGACAAACTTGTATCATCTGATGTTTCTTCCTTCATGAGAGCAAGAAATATCGAAATTATTACAAAAGGTATGAAACCTCATACCAGATTATATGCATTCTTTGGTTCATCACGTGTAACTAATTATTGTGTTCCAAAATTACTTGAGATTGAAATGATTTCTGGGACATTTATTGTTGGTGAAACAGTTGTTTCTGGTGGAGCAAATTCTAGAATACCAGGTGTAACTCAAGATCTACCATATACTTCTTTCAGAGTTGCTGATTCTCACCATAGAACTGGACCATACAATGATCCTCAAGATGTTTATACAATCAATCCTTACACACGTGAGGAAATGCCTGATTTATATTCTACAACATCAACAATTCTAAATATCGATTTAGCATCAATGGCCCTAGCACCAACTGGGGATTACTTCGGATACGTTTCCGAAGGAATGATTCTTCAGGGTAGAAGTAGTGGTGCAAGAGCAAGAATTACGACCTTAAGACTTACTAGTGATAATGTTGGAATGATGCAAGCATCATTCTATATTCCAAACCCAAATGCTCCAGGAGCACCCAAGTTTAGAGTTGGAAATGTAACATTAAAGATTAGTGACACAGATACATTAGATCCTATTGATGGTGTTGCTTACACTGGTGGTGAGAAAGACTTCTTCTCTCAAGGAACCATTAATAATGTTCAAGGTCAAGTAATTTCTACAAGAAATGCTGAAGTTGTAAATGCATATACTCAACAATCTAGACCTATTACAAGGGAACGTGAAACTCTTGTAGGTATAGAAAATACTATTGGAATTACACTTCCTCAACCCGTACCAATTCCACGTCCACAACCACAACCAAGACCTCAACCACGTCCTAGACCACAACCAAGACCAGTACCAAATCCATCACCTAGACCCAGCCCTAGACCTGTACCAAATCCAACTCCATCACCTAGACCCAACCCTAGACCAAGACCTCAACCACGTCCTAGACCTCAACCACGTCCTAGACCAAGACCAAGACCTCAACCACGTCCTAGACCAAGACCTAGACCAAGGCCACGTCCTAGACCAAGACCTAGACCTAGACCAAGGCCACGTCCTAGACCAAGACCTAGACCTAGACCAAGACCACTTCCTTGGTTTAGACGGAGAGATCCTATTGCACAGTCTTTCATGATTGGTAGTCAGGCAGATCCTACAGGAATCTTTGCAACATCTGTTGATTTATTTTTCAGAACAACCTCAACAACAGGACAAACTTGTTTTGTTGAATTAAGACCTATGGTGAATGGTATTCCTTCAGCAGAAACTATCTACCCAATGTCTCAAGTTGTTTTAACGGGTGAGCAAGTTCAAGTTTCTGAAGATGCGAGTGTGCCGACGACGATAACATTCCCAGCACCAGTTTATCTGGAAGGAAATAAAGAGCATTGTGTTGTTGTTGGATCTAATGCTACAGACTTCACATTATGGGTTTCTAGACTGGGAGAAGTTGATGTTGCATCATTAGCACTACCTGAGTCACAACAAATTCCAATTACCAAGCAGTCATCTCTTGGTTCTATGTTCAAGTCTCAGAATGGTTCTACTTGGACTCCAAGTCAGTATGAGGACCTCAAGTTTAGACTGAATAGAGCAAGTTTCGTTGAAGAAGGAAATGTTAGTTTCTTTAACCCAGATCTATCTGTTGGAAATAGACAAGTAGCAACACTCAAAAAAGATTCCCTAGAAATGAATTCTAGAAGAATCATTGTTGGACTTGGAACAACTGCGAGAAGTTGGGGTGATGATATTGTTGCAGGTAACACTGTTATCCAAGATAACTCAAATGCATCTGGTAATTTTGTAATGGGTCTCGGTATTGCTACTGGCACGATGGCAGTAACCAATGCTGGTCTCGGACTTACACCTTCTAGTGGATTCTTCCAATACAATAATGTTCCACTAACCAAACTGACAGGAAGAGGTGAAAATGCAACTGCTAACATTCACGTAAACAATGGTGTTGCAGCTGGTGCCACAATTTCTGATGGTGGTAATGGATTTAAGGTTGGTGATGTTCTAACTGCTACTATCGGTGGTGGTGTTGGTAGAAACTTACAACTTTCCATAACCGATACCTATGGTATTAATGAACTTATTCTTGACCAGGTTCAGGGTAACTTTACTGTTGGTGGTGGAAATACTCTGAGATATATCAATTCCAGTGGTGTAACTACTGAGTTTACTGATCAAGGATCTACAGATATTACAACTTCACCAAGAATAGTGACGGATGGATTACACATCAAGGTCAATCATCTAAATCATGGTATGCACTCTGATACAAATAATGTTATTATTGATGGTGCTTCTTCTGATATTCCTGTCGTAAGACTAGAAGGTGATTATCTACTTAATGCAACTGATGATTTAATTATTTCGGATGCTTCTGACTTTGAGAACTTTGAAGGTGTTGGAGTTGGGACTACCAATCCAGGTTATCTCAAAATTGAAGATGAAATCATCTCATACACATCAGTAATAGGAAATACTCTTGGTGGAATTACAAGACGTATTGATTCCACATTTGGTGGTGCATATGAAAATCAATCTATTGTTGAAAAATATGAGACTGCTGGTGTTTCTCTAAGAAGAATCAACAAGTCTCACTCACTACAAGATGCAACTATCACCGAGGATATTGGTCTTGATCATTATACCATCAAGATTGATACTTCCTCAGATGGTGTTGATAGATCGTCTTCAGCATCATTCCCAGCACTATATGCAAATGAGTCCAAATCTGTAGGTGGTGAGAGTGTAACTGCTACTCAGAATATTCATTATGAAATTATGAGACCAATTGTACAATCAATGGTTCTACAAGGAACCAATATTACCTCAAGAGCAAGAACTGTTACTTCAACTAGTATTGCTGGTAACGAGATTTCATTCCTAGATGCTGGTTATCAATCAATTAATCTTGAAGATGATAATTATTTTGATACATCAAGAATGATTGCATCTAAGGCAAATGCTGATGCTCTACTAACAACACTTCCAGGAAATAGATCATTTGAACTTGAACTCAATATGACCTCATTTGATTCTAGACTGTCTCCTGTGATTGATCTGGATAGAATTGGTGGTGTTTTCGTCACTAACAGAGTTAATAATGTAGTTACTGATTTCGCAACTGATCCACGTGTTGCAACTGTTCAGGACGATCCCAGTGCGTTCTTATATGCGACCAAACCAATTGGTCTCGAAATTCCTGCAACAAATATTAAGTTGATGTGCTCCGCATATATTAACAACTTCTCGGATATTAGAGCATTCTATGCACTAACTAACGATCCAGCAGAATCATTAATTTATTATCCATTCCCAGGTTATGATAACTTACTTGAAAGTGGTCAGGTAGTGGATTCTGCCAAGAACAGTGGTAGACCAGATAAGTTGGTTCCACCAACAGACAATAAAGGATTCCAATCTGCGGCACTAACATTCAAAGATTATACCTTTACTATTGAAAATCTACCATCATTCAAATTCTTCAGTGTAAAACTAGTTGGAACTTCAACCAACCAATGTTACCCACCAAGAATTCGTGACCTAAGAGCAATCGCATTTGCATAACATGTACCTAAAAGTAGAAAATCATTCAGATTTATATCGTGATTCGTCAACAAATGCAGTTGTTAACACTAACATGACAGAATATAATAACTATATGAACTCCCTCAAACACAAAAAGAGGGAGTTGAAACGAATGGAAAAACTTGAAGATGATGTAAAATCCGTCAAGGATGATCTCAAGGAAATTAAGGATCTTCTCAAATGTCTAATCAAAGAATAACATTCAACCCAGATGTTAATGCACCATATGGTGTAAATTTTTCAATTTATCCAGGTTCCGATTTAAAAGTAAATTTTACTACTTATGATATGAGTAGTGGGAGATATGACTTTGATGGTTGGACGGGTTCTGCTCAAATGACCAAAAGTGTGGCAATCGGTTCAACGATGTATGCTCACGGAACATTTGATTTTAGTTTTACAAGTGCTTCCAATGGACAATTTAAAATTGCAATGGGTGCATCAGACACTAGGTCATTAACTTCTGGAAGATATTATTACGATATATTAGTAAGTTCTGGAACAACAACATATAGAATTGTAGATGGAAATATTCTAGTACAACCAGGTATTTCTTCTGCTCCCTAAATAATTTTAAACTGTAATAAAATGGCACAACCATCATCTAGACAAGATCTAATTAATTATGTCAAGAGACAATTAGGTGCTCCTGTTCTAGAAATCAATGTTGCTGATGAGCAAATTGATGATCTAGTTGATGATGCTTTGCAATATTTTCATGAGAGACACTTTGACGGTGTAATTAGAACATATTTGAAGTATAAAATAACGCAAGATGATATAGATCGAGGAAGGTCTAGAGGTAGTACTGCAATATCAGGTATTACAACCGAAACAGTAACTCAAACAGTCGGGTCATCATCATCATTCTCCTATGAAGAAAATGGTAATTATCTGCCAGTTCCAAGTGCCATCACTGGAGTAAATAAAATCTTCAGACTTCAATCATCATCTGCAACTAGTGGATCGATGTTTAGTGTGAAATATCAATTATTCTTGAATGACTTTTATAATTGGGATTCTATTGATCTTTTACAATATTCCATGGTTCAGTCAAAACTTTCTGACATTGACTATCTACTAAATCCACTTAAGCATTTTAGATTTAATCAGAGACAAGATCGTCTTTACATTGATATGGATTGGGGTCAGATTGTTAAAGATGATTATTTGATTATTGATTGTTGGAGATTACTTGATCCAAGTACGTTCAATCAAGTTTGGAATGATTCTTTCCTAAAACTTTATTTAACTGCCCTTGTAAAAAGACAATGGGGTCAAAACCTTATGAAATTTCAGGGTGTAAAACTTCCTGGTGGTGTTGAACTCAACGGTCGTCAAATGTTTGATGATGCAGAAAGAGAACTTGAAAGGATTAGAGAGAAAATGTCATCAACATATGAACTTCCACCTCTAGACATGATCGGTTGATACTATGCTAAATCCCTACTTTCAACAAGGTTCACGTGGTGAACAGAATCTGGTTCAAGACCTAATCAACGAACAGTTGAGGATGTATGGTGTAGAAGTATATTACATCCCAAGACAATATTTAACCAAAAATACAGTAATTGAAGAAGTAATTCAATCAGAATTTACTAGTGCATATCCAATTGAAGCATATGTCAATAATTATGATGGATATGATGGTCAAGGAACACTACTATCAAAATTTGGTATTACAGATCTTGATGATCTAACTCTTATAATCTCTAAAGAAAGATATGAGCAATATATCACACCTCTTATTAGAGATCTACCAAATATCGAATTAGCAACGAGACCAAAAGAAGGTGATCTAATTTATTTTCCATTTGGTGACAGATTGTTTGAAATTAAATTTGTTGAGCATGAACAACCTTTTTACCAACTTCAAAAAACTTATGTTTATGAGTTGAAATGTGAACTATTCAGATATTCTACAGAAGTTGTTGATACTGGTGTAGATGCTATTGATGATAACTTTACAGATCAAGGATACATCCAAACGTTCACTACTGCTGGTGTTGGAGAAACTGCTGCAGCATACACTGGATTGGTCAATGGTGCTCTGAATAGATTCTACATATCAGATGCGGGATATGGATATGATGCACCAATAACACTAGCAATATCTACCTCCACTGCCCCTATAGGTGCCGTAGATGCCTCTGGAATCGTTACTGGAAGGACTACCTATGGTTCTGGTGGTACTAGATTCTTAACCATTCAGGGAATAGAATTATCAAATCCTGGTGCTGGATATACTCAACCACCAATGGTTACAATAACTGGAAATAATACTGGAGTCGGTGCAGCTGCAACAGTTGGAATTGTTACTTCTGGTGCAATCGGTGTTGTTACAGTTACTTCTGTAGGATCTAACTTTGTTGATGAACCAACTATTATTTTCTCATCACCACCATCAGGATTTACAACAGCAACTGGTAGAGCAATAGTTGATTCTAGTAACACTATTAGTGCAGTTAGAATTACCAATGTCGGATCTGGATATACCGTTGCACCAACAATTACATTTGGAAATCCAAACCAAATTGGAACTGGAAACTTTGAATATAATGAAATTGTAACTGGAACTTCTGGAGTAACAGGAAGAGTTAAATCTTGGAATATTGGAACCAAAAAATTACGTCTATCAAACTTAAGTGGTGATTTCATTAATGGTGAGGTTATTACTGGTGGAACTTCTGGAGCACAACATAAAATTGTTATACTAAATACTATTAGTGATAATCCACTAGTCGAAGATAACACGTATGATATTCCTGAGGAATCATCTACTGTTGAAGAAACCAACCCATCAAGTAGTTATGACGAAAACGTCGAAATTCAATCTGAGGGTGATGATCTTCTCGACTTCACGGAAAGAAACCCATTCGGAAGAGTTTAATAGAGTCCTATCATGTTTGAATATTTTTACCACGAAATTCTGAGAAAAATTGTTATTGGATTTGGTACGCTCTTTAACGATGTTACTGTTAAGACAACTGACTCCAGCAATAATGTCACTAACAGTATAAAAGTTCCTCTTGCATATGCACCACAACAAAAGTTTTTGGCAAGATTGGAGCAATCAGAAGATCTAAGCAAAACAACTCAAATCACATTGCCAAGAATGTCTTTTGAGTTTACTGGACTTACATATGACTCTTCAAGAAAAGTAACTACAACTCAAAAAATTCTTGTCCCATCTCCTTCTGGAGACGGAACAGTTAGAAAAGCATTTATGCCTGTTCCATACAATATGTCATTTGAACTTAGCATCTATACCAAGTTAAATGACGATATGCTTCAAATTGTGGAACAAATTCTACCGTACTTTCAACCACAATATAATCTGACAGTAGAATTGGTTGAAGAGATGAATGAGAAGAGAGATATTCCAATTATTTTAGAGGGAATCTCTATGGATGATCAATATGAAGGAAACTTTGAGACTAGAAGAGCACTTATATACACACTAAGATTTACTGCTAAGACATATCTATTTGGTCCTGTTGCAAAAGATCTATCTTCCAAGATTATCAAAAAGGCACAAGTTGCTTACTATGCATCTACTACAGATGGTGATAAGAGTAACAGAGATGTCACATACTCCGTTGTCCCAGAAGCAGTCAAGGATCTTGATGCTGGTGTAATAACATCTACAACAGTGGATATCGATAAAACTGATGAAACTATTTCACTTCTTTCAATTAACACTATTGAAGAAGGTGATTTAATTCAGATCAATAAAGAGGTTATGTACGTTAAGCAAAAATCTGACAGTGAAAACAAACTTCTTGTTAGAAGAGCACAAAACAATACAACTGCTTCATCGCACGTATCTGGAACTAATGTAAATACTGTTGATGCTGCAGATAACGCATTAGTAGAAATTGGTGACAACTTTGGATTTGATGGAGAGTTTATCTAATGGCAAAATACGATGATTTAAATGAAACGTTCAATGTTGAAGAAGAAGCACTTATTGTAGAAGTAGAGGCATCTTCAGAAATTGTCGAGGAACCTAAAAAAGAAAAACCCACCAAGAAAGATGATGTAACAAATGATTATGAATATACGAGAGGTAATTTATATTCAATTATCGAAAAGGGTCAAGAAGCAATAAACGGAATACTTGAGTTGGCACAAGAAACAGAGACACCAAGAGCATATGAAGTTGTTGGACATTTGATCAAAAATGTTTCTGATGCTACTGATAAATTATTAGATCTTCAAAAGAAAATGCATGAGTTGGAGCAAGATACTAAAAAACAATCACCAACAACTGTCAACAATGCATTATTTGTTGGATCAACTGCAGAACTATCAAAACTTTTGAGTAAAAACGCATTTGATAATATACAAAATGAAACCTTGAATAAATAGACAGAAGAAGGTTTATTGAGTAACTTTACACGGAGTTGAGATGAATACAAGTCCAAAAATTAGGTTAAAAAGGTCCTTAACTCAAGGATCTATTCCTACTTTAGACCAATTAACTTATGGTGAGTTAGCCATCAATCACTATGATGGTACAGTATTTGTTCGTCAAGATACTGAAGGTGTAGGTATTTCAACCAGAGTAGTTACAGTTGGTGCTGGAAAAAGTATCGGTAACACTTGGTTTGTTACTGGTAAAGGTGATGATTTAAATAGTGGTTTATCCCAACAAGATGCTTTAGCATCTATTAAACAAGCATCCATATATGCTCAACCTGGTGATACTATTAAGGTAGCTGCAGGTTATTATGTAGAAAATAATCCGATTGTACTTAGAGATAATGTATCTGTTGAAGGATTTGAATTAAGAAACTGTTTTGTTGCACCAAACAATTCAAATAAAGATTTGTTTCAGATTAATAATGCTTGCCACCTAACAGACTTGGCATTTGTTGGTAAGGGTGCTGATATTGGTGGTGGTTCAAAGGGTGTTCCTGAAGGAGGTTCAGCTCCAGGATTTCTTGGAGATCCAATGGATAAGGATAAAGCAGTTATTGCTTTCGTTCCTTTAGAAGGTGTTGCATCTGATAGATATTTTGACGGTGCGAGATTGATCCGTCAGAATGCAGACTATATTGCAGGTGAAGCAGTTGGATTTTTAACTAGTGGATTTAGTGGTATTGCAGGATCTCATAGAGCACAGGATGCTGCAAGACTTATTGATCTAAATGCAGAATATATTGCAGCAGAAGCAGTAGGATTTATCACCAGTGTCAACTATGCTGGTGGTGCATTTACGATGTCATTTAGCACTGCTAGAAACTGTCAGGATGATATTCATGATGTTCTGGAAGCAGTTGCTCATGACTTAAGAGCGGGATATAGAAACGGAACTCAAGCTAATATTGAGTCTGTTGGTGCCGCACAATCTTACTTTGTTGGAGGAGCACTAGCACACGTACTTGGTGTTGGAATTTCTGAAGCAACTATTGCTGCAATGGATCGTGCTGCTGGTATTGCAACATTTGCTATCAATAATAAACCATATGGATTTGAAACAGTTGGTACTGGAGTAACTGTTACAGCATTTAATTATACTGCAAATACTGGTGTTGCTACAGTTACAACACTAATTGGTCATGGACTAACTTCAACAGATCATGTTACTTTTTCTGGATTAGAATTTACTTGTGATGCAGAACATGCTGGTGTTACAACAACTATTTTCCCAGATGGCAGCAGTCCTTCTGGGTTCAACTTTAAGATTGATCCAGATGGTTTATTCAACACTAATCAATTTGTTATTAATGTAGGTATTTCTACAATTTCTCATAGTTATACTCCTTCTACTGGCATTGCAAAAACAATCTACCAGTATAGTACCTTTGAGCAACAGTTTGATACTGGTGCTGCTGCAGGAACTACATTACGTGGTGAAAATGTTGTTGGTAATGGTATTTGTCTCAATGTCAACAATGACATCACTGAACTAGTTGGAATTGTAACTAGTGCAATCGGTGCTGGTAATACTGATAGCCTTCCAGGTATTACAACTGGTGCTAGATTAGAACAAAATAAGTGCCGTCGTGATGTTGCTAAGATCCTAAAAGCTGTTTGTTATGACATCACCCGTGGTGGTAATACGAAAGTTGTTGGTGCTGGCAAATCTTATTTTGATGCTAATGGTAATAGACTTGCTGGCATTCTTGTAGATCCTGATGAATATGAGCAATCAGTTATTGCACTAGAATACTCGAAGGATATTTCAAGAAGAATTATTAATAACGTAAGAGATGGTTCTTATACTATTGGAACTGCATTTAGTATTAGTGGTGCAAATTACTCTCCAACTGCTGGTATTCTTACTGTTACCACCAACGTTGGACACGGACTAACATCAAAAGATACTGTTAAACTTTCTGGTCTTGGATTTAGTTGTGCTACTCACAATAATAGTATTGGTGTTTATGACTTCCAGTATGATAGACAGTCTGGTTTTAGTACCGTTATTCTAGATAACGATCATGGTCTAAGTTCTGGTGATGAATTTGAACTACGCAATCTCACATTTAGTTGTGGTGATTCTGGTCTTGGACCAGTTGTAAATATTAGTAATGTAGTATATGACGAAACTGCAGGTATCATCACTGTTACAACTTCATCTGCATCTGGTGTTTTTCAAGGTGAACCAGTACAACTCAAGAATATTGCATTCACTTGTGCTGCAGAACATGCTGGTGTTACAACAACTATTTTCCCAGATGGATCAAGTCAAAATAGTATTGATGGATATGGATTTGATGTATTTACAGTTGATACTGTAAATAGCACTACAGAATTTGAAGTAAACGTTGGTGTCTCAACAATTGCACATACATACGATACTGGTGGTACTGTGCAAGCAGGTGTTACAACTACAGTCTTCCCAGACATTCAAAGTAACGATTATGTCTTTGATGCTTATGTAGGAACTGCAGGAACTGTAATTTACACCAACGTTGGAATCTCCACTATTAGTCACACTTATGCTTCTGGTGGTGAAGCAAGAATCGGTGTTACTACTACAATCTTCCCTAATGGTGGAGTATTTGGTGATTGTTTTGAAGTTCAAGATTATGTTTCCGATACTCAGGTTAAGATTAATGTGGGTATTTCAACCTTCCTCCATGTATATGAAAGTGGTGGAACAATTCAGAAGACAAGAACTTTCAGACCAGATATTGGTCAAATTAGAGACGTAAGTATTCAGATTGATTCTGATACTGGCAATAATAATACTATTGGTAACTGTAAGAATGTTATTTCTGCTGTTAATACTGCAGTAGGTGTTTGTACTGCAATCATCGAAGATGGTTTTAGAGCACTTCAAGAACCTCTTTATCTAACTCCAACAAATGCAACTTATGATCCAGTTGGTGGTGCGTTAACAGTTACTGTAGCAGGTCATCCACTAACAACTTCAGATAAAGTAAAACTTACACCAAATTCTATCAACTTTACTTGTAACTCTGATGGCAACATCACTACAATTGGATATCCAGATAAAACAAGTCCAATTTATGATAAGTTTGTAGGTATCTCTCAGACAACATCAAGCACATTTACAATTAATGCTGGTTCAATTCCTGCTTTCGGTGCAGGATATGTACATACATTTGTTTCCGCAGCAACATCTGCAGTGAACTATGGTGGTTCTGGAATTTCTACCAGATTCCCTGGAAACAGTGGTGCTGGATCCGACTTTGAAAATGATCCGTCATTCTCTCCTGGTACTGATGGTCCAGTTCTAAAAGGTCCTTACATTAGAAACTGTACTACCTTTATTGAAAATAGTATCGGTATGAGAATCGATGGTTTCGATGCTGATCCTGGTGATAAAGATGAACTAGGTGTTCAGGGTTCAATGAGTGTTGACTCCTTTACCCAATATAATCAAGGTGGTATCGGAGTATCCATCACAAACGGTGCATATGCTCAGTTGGTGTCTATCTTTACCATTTGTTGCAATGAAGCAATTGTAACCCTTACAGGTGGTCAGTGCGACCTTACAAACTCAAACTCTTCCTTCGGTGAGTTTGGTCTAGTTTCTAAGGGTGTTGGTGATGAAAACTCCAGTTCCAACTACAGACAAACTGCTGAAGTTGTAAAACCAGGTAATCCTGGTAGAACAATTGCTCAAGGAGTATACGATATTGGTGATAGAAGAGTTACACTAAGTGGTGTTGGAACTCAAAGACCTTATGATGGTCAAACATTATTCTTTGATGAACTTTACTACTCTGTAGAAAAAGTTAAGATCACCAATCCAGGTTCTGGTTATGAAGGTGCTGTTCCTGGAGTTACTTTCAGTGATCCAACAGGTCCAGATGGAATTACTGCACAAGGTATTCCAATTATTGAAGATGGACAAGTTGTTGATTTCTTGGTTGCCAACTCTGGAACTCAATATCAAAAAGATTCTTTCCCAACAATCACAATTACACCACCTACTAGTGGTGTAACGGCAACTGTTGAAGTCCAGAGAATGCAACCACTTTACTTTAAAGTTGCTTCTTCAACACTTCCTAGTAATGGAATTTCAACTGTCACCATGAATCAAGGACTAAATAATGATTTAACGGGTGGTGAAATTGCCTACATATCTCGTCAGAGTTTGCAGATTACATCTTCACACTCATTTGAATATGTCGGTGCAGGTAATACTATCTTGACCGCAAGACCTTCAGTCGGAGGTATCATCATTCAAGACAATGAAGTTGTTCAAGAGGACGGTGGTCTTGTAGTTTATACAAGTACTGACCAGGCAGGTAACTTCAGAATTGGTGATGGTATTCAAATTGACCAGGCAACTGGAACGATCTCAGGTCGTGTTTATATTAAATCATTGTTCAACAGCGTTACACCATTTATTCTAGCACTAGGAGGTTAAATCATGGCAGCAGTTGCAGTTAACAACTTTAGAACAGTTACCCATACAGTTTCTACAGGTGCAGCAGAAGAAATTTATACTGCACCAACTGGATATACATCAGTGTTTCTATTAATTCAAGTAACTAATACTGATGTAACAACAAAAACATTAAGTCTTTATCATAAAAGAGAGTCGACAGAAACAGCACTTGTGATAGATTATCCAGTCGCATCTAAAGACAGTTTGAGTTTACTTAACGGTAAACTTGTATTGCAGACAGGTGATAAAATAGCAATTAATGGTAGTGCATCAGGTGTATTAAAATTAGTTGCATCTGTTCTGGAGACATCCAACTTCTAATACGGTATTAAATCAATGCAAGCACGTAAAAGGTTTTTTTCAGGTAGAGAAACCTCACTATCTCTGGGAATAAAAGATTTTTCCGCAAATGAAACAGTTCTTGAAGTAACTGAGGGACGAGTTGGTTTCGGAACAACTCAAGCTGCATATCAACTTACCGTTAATGGTAATATGCAGTTACATAATGCACTATATGACTATACTAATAGTCCAGGAGAGCAAGGATTAACCCTAATTTCTACGGGTTCTTCTGTCGCTTGGGGAACACCAGAAATTACTTTTGGTGGTATTACCATTCAAGAAGAAGGTGTGACAGTTGGTAGTGCAGGTAGTGTTCAAACATTAAACTTTGTTGGTGATAGTGTTACTGCAGATTCTTTCCTAGGTATTGCAACTATTACAGTCGATCCATTTGATCCTGTTGGTGACAATACTTATGTTCAGTTTAATGATAATGGAGAATTTGGTGGTGCAGAAGGGTTGGTATATAATACAACTTTGAAGAGAGTTGCTATTGGTGATACTCTTTTTGGATCAGAAACATTATATGTAACAGGCAATGTTGGAATTTCTAGTGAACTTAATGTAGAAAAGGTATTTGTTTCAGATAAGTCACCCACCCAGGCAAACGAACTGGCCAGTAAAGAATACGTTGACCTCTTCGCAACCGCAGCACTTGTTATTCAGCAGGCAGTTTCTGCAGGTTCTACAGAAAATCTAGCCAGTGCTGTTTATCAAGATGGTCCATCAGCAGGTATTGGTAATAGTGAACTAGGTATCGGTGCTTCTTTATATTCATCTTCAAATGGTTTATTGGTACTTGATGGATACACAGTAGAACTTGAGGACCGACTTCTAATTAAGGATCAGACCATTGAATTCCAGAATGGATTCTATGCAGTTAAAGATACTGGAAGTGTATCTAGTCCATGGATTCTAGAAAGAGCACAAGACTTCGACCAACCAGATGAGATCGTTGCTGGTGCGTTCACCTTCGTTACGAACGGTACTGTAAACCAAGCAAATGGTTTCGTTCTTATTGATATTAATCCTTCATTTGTTAGTGGTGGTTATGTTGGTTTCTCTACATTAGAGTTCACTCAGTTCTCTGCTGCGGGTCAGGTAGAAGCAGGTGATGGTCTGTATAAAGAAGCATCTGTTATTAACGTTGGTACTGCAAGTTCTGATCGCATAAAAGTAAATGCAGACGATATTGATCTTGCAGTCGTATCAACATCAAATACTTTTACAGACTCTACCGAAGAAAAATATTTTATAACCACTGTTGAAACTGACGGTTACGGTAGAGTAACTGGTATTGCGAGTGATAAGCATCAGTATGCATCATATGATGATCATGGTGTAGTAAGACTTGATCCTCTTGCATTCCATATTAATCCAGTTTCTGGTATTATGAGTCAGGCGGTTTATACTAATATAACCAACCTGAATATGCCTCTTGATGATAATATTGGTATTGCAACTATTAATTTGATTAAAGGTTGTGATATTGATAGTAATGGTGATATTCTATCAATGAACAATGCACAGTTCTTAGGTATTGTTACTGCAAATACATTTGTTGGTGATGGATCCAATCTAAGTAATATTATTACTGGAGTTGGTCTTGCTACTGAAGGTGGATATGTTGGTAGTGGTGCAACAACCATTGACTTCAGAGGTCCTGGTGCTGGTCAAGTTACAATCGACATTGCTACTGGTATTGGTACTGTTCAGATTGAAGGTGGTACTGATGTAAATGATATTGGTAATGCAAATCAAGTTCTCTATAAGGATAACAACAACGTTGCTACTACATCAGCAAACTTACAATTTAATGGAACTAATCTGACTTGTGCTGGTACAGTTACTGCAAACTCTGACGAGAGACTTAAGAAGAATGTTGAGACAATTACAGATGCACTTCACAAAGTAACAGGTTTACGTGGTGTTGAATATGATCACAAAAATACTGGTGATCATTGCTTAGGTTTGATTGCACAAGAAGTTGAATCAATTCTTCCTGATGTTGTTTATGAAGATGCTACAGGTGTCAAGTCTGTTGCTTATCAAAATATTGTTGCTCTCTTAATTGAAGCAGTCAAAGATCAGCAACGTCAGATTGATGAACTTAAAAGGAAACTGAACTAAATAATTTTACTAAGTCATAAACATCATGGCAAAGACCTGCAAACCAGGATATTACTGGTGCTATACCGACAAGAAATGTAAAAAAATTCCTCTCGGTTGGCATGTAGGTCGTAGTGGCATAATTGAAAAAGATGATGAAGATACTAAAAAAGATAATGGAAATGGTGAGTCATCTGAAGGTGGTGAAAATGGTGGCGGGGTGAGTGAGGGAAATCTTCGTAAATGGTTTAAAGGATCCAAATCTAAAGATGGAAAAGGTGGATGGGTTAATGTAGTTACAGGTGGAACCTGTGCTAGTGATGAACCAGGTGAAGGAACTCCAAAGTGCGTTTCTTCATCAAAACGTTCTAGTATGAGCAAGAAAGAAAGACTTTCTGCTTCTAGAAGAAAGAAAAATGCAGATCCTGGTCAACAGAGTAAATCGGGTGCTGCTAAACCAACTTATGTTGCAACAGATAAAAAAGAAGAAGTAGAACTTACTGATGCATACGGTGAACCATTCGCGGTAATTAACGACATCATCGAGAAGGAACCAATGAAATCAAACGCACCTGATATTGAGAGTTATGAAACTTATGATATTGAAGCAATGACAGAAGAAAAAGATAAAAAGGGAAAGGGTAGTGGCACAAAAGATGCTTGCTATCATAAAGTTAAGTCTCGTTATTCCGTATGGCCTTCTGCATATGCATCAGGTGCATTAGTTAAGTGTCGTAAGAAAGGTGCTGCTAATTGGGGAAATAGTACTAAAGAAGAATTTTCTGACTGGAGATCTAACGTTTTTGGTGAAGCTTGTTGGGATGGATATGAAAAGAAAGGTATGAAGACCATGTTTGGTAAGAGATACCCAAACTGCGTTAAAAAGAAGAAGACCAGAAAAGAAGAGGTAGAACCAGAAGAAAGAAAAGATGAGGTTTGTCCATACTGCAGTTGCGATCCTTGCGAGTGTGAGGGTGTAGAGATTGAAGAAGCAGTAAGAGTTCCTGCAAAGACTGGTAACATCTTATTTGTTATGGTTACTTGGAGAGGAAAAGGATATTCCATCAAGATGTTCTTCCCACAAGCAAAGAGACCTACTAGACAAGAAGTTGAACTTGAGATTCAAAAAGTCTATCCTGGTGGTAGAGTAAGATATATGGAAATTGCTGATGTAAAACCAGGTGAGCAATTCCTGCAGGTTTCTGAGGGTGTTGCTCACAAGAAAAAGATAAAAACTCCTGCAATCAATCCTCATCCTATGTCAGATGGTGAGAAGGATGTTAATGAAGGTGCTGCTTGGACTAAGAAAGCAGGAAAGTCTGAGTCTGGTGGTCTCAATGAAAAAGGACGTAAGTCCTACGAAAAAGAGAATCCTGGTTCTGATCTAAAAGCACCTTCTAAGAAGGTTGGCAACAAGAGAAGAGCATCATTCTGTGCAAGGATGAAAGGCATGAAGAAAAAACTAACTTCTGCCAAAACTGCTAGAGATCCCGATAGCAGAATCAATAAGTCCCTTAGAGCTTGGAATTGTAACTAATGAAATCATTCAAACAATTTATGTCAGAGTCAGTCAATATCTCTGGAGACTTCAACGGAAACCTATACATCAACTCTCAAGATCAACAATCTCAAGAGGAAGTTGGTGAGAGTTATGTTGCCGATATAACTTGGCAAAATAGCATATATAGAATTGAGATGGTAACAAAGACTGGAATACCATCAAAGCAGGAATTAGCTGAAAAACTTCAGAGTGAATATCCTGGTGCAATGGTACATAACATCTATCCAGTAGAAGAAAAGAACTTTAATATTAAAAACGCAAGGAGATATCATCCTTCAAAACTAGAATGGGTTGACTGATTATGGCACAGT